ACCAGGGATGATCTTATCGAAGACTTCTTGATGCCACACAAAACGATTGTTCTCTCGTCTTACATGTGTGTAAACATCAACGTCTTCATCATTATCTGTACCATCCTCACCTGGAGGATTAGCTGGGTACGTTGCTGTTAGAATAGGAGACAAGAGTTTACGACTGATGCGTTCTCTTGTTACGATTTCTAAGACTTCACCGTTACCATCTCTATCTACGACATACCTGTTCAATGGGTATAGCTTCAGTCCCTTAGGACCCATATAGATCAACGCATTACCACCCACAACCAAATGCTTAAGAGCTTGGTGGACAGTAACGCGATCACTCGATGCTGCTATGATTTCCATGACAGACCTTTCCATCTTCGCAAAGGAAATATCCAGATCTGATCGAGCTTCCGCAGGTAGATCAACACCGATCTTTGAATCATCAATCTGTAGCTTAAAGAAGCTGGTTTGAGGAGGCAGTAGGGCTAACATCAATTTAGATGCTAGAGTGACTACCCCCTTTGCACCAACGCTTTGCCATGGTGTGACTAACTTTAGGTTTGTTGACCGACTAACGTCATCATCTTGTTGAATGAGGGTAGGTAGTGTCAACTCTGAGCACTGAACAGCTGTGTCTAGAAACGTGGAACGATATTTACTTAAAAAGTCGTATCTTGTTTTAGCTGTCATTATTTAAACCAAGATGTAAATGGAGACTTCTTCTGTGAGGCAAGACCTTGAGCACCTCTACCTGCTTTCTGCCTAGAAGACCTAGCACGTCTGAATCCAGTAGCCCATGATGCAAGGTCGAGACCACCGGCTCCGCTGGAGAGGGATTTATCTACCTCTTCTTCTTCTGGGATGATAGGTTCTTCGATGTCTTGAACTCCATCGTCTGTATTAATATCATCACCTTCATCATCGGTAGAAGTAGGAACGTCACCATTAAGCAATCGGTCGGGTACTTCGTATTGTTTACCAATACCTCTGACTTGCTCTTTACCTTTAGGACCTAGATCCATACCTTTAGCTAGGAAAGTAGGAGCTACAGCAGCCCTTTCACCAATCCTTTGACCTTTGATCATTGCGCCAGGGGAGCCCGGATCTCCGAGCATACCTTGAATCTGCATACCCAAACGTCCGGTTCCGAAGTTAAGCTGACTCCTTTCAAAGGGGTTCAGTTTAGATGTTTGTCTAATCAGCTTATTGGCTGCACCAGACTTAAGGGAGATACCAGTCTTGTCTTTTTCAGATAGTTTTGCGTTGATCTTATCAAGCTGTCGGATAACTTTGTCAGGGGAAATTTTTACGTTATCTTTTCCAAGACCTACAAGAGTATTAAGCTCCTTACCTCCTATCCCGTAACCACCTCCTGCAATCCTTAGACCTTGACCAAGATTTTTAGCTTCAGGTAGGGTACGGGCTGGGGTAGTTGGAGTAGGTGCTTGAGGTTGTGCTGCAGAGACAGCTGCACGATTCGCGGATACCAAACTTCTAGCGTTGGAAGTATTTACACCAGCTTGGCGAAGTGCTTGTGTCTGCTGTTTTGTTACGGCTTGACCGGCAGCTGTAGCTTGCCTAACTGCTTGTTTAGCAGCTTGCTTAGCCTTTTGTTGATTCTTAGCCATTGTTCTCTTCGTTGAGTTGATGTTGAATCCACTCGACCACAGAACGTTGGCCAGAGCGGTACATAATTAATGAGTGTGAGTCATCCGGGTGGGGATTAAGTGGTGGGAAGTTTTCTTCAAGTTGTTGAAGAATGGAAGTTAGCTGGAGACCGTGGGTCTCAAGCATACTTAGAGAGATAGGAGATTGCATCTGCTAGAAGTTGAATGTTATCGTTGAACTGGCCAAGACCTACGTTACATTTATGGCACAGTAGACCCCTGTTCTCACCTGTTTCATGAGAGTGGTCTACGCATAGGCGAGGAGTGAACTTGCGGCAGATAGCACACAACCCACCCTGCTCTTCGCACATTTCAATGTACTCATTTACTTCCAGATTATATCTTCGTTTAAGGTTATCTTTGTAGCGTGCATCAACCTCCTTCGATGGGGACCTAGGCATATTGAGGGAGATTGGGGTTTGCATGTTCAAAGAAGGCAGGCATTCGTGCTCTACGTGTGTCAGAAAGCTCAGGTGCTTTTCCCTGATACATCAAGCTATCGCTAGAATCCAGCCAAAATTTTTTGTCTAGATATTTATTGGAGGTATTTATACCTAGAGGTTCAAGCACCCAATTAATGGTTGCCTTCCTGAGCTTATCGAGAGAAGGACTCCAATTGAGACCAAGCTCAGTACATACCAAGCTATTCGTTGCAACATGGACTTGTTCATCACGACTAATATCAGCGCTCACGGTACGCATTCCAGCGTCACCATTAAAGCGGAAGAACGGGAGTAATACGAAGAAAATTGCACGCTCGGCAACAAGTGCTTTGAGGAGCGTGTGATCAGGATGCGAGACCCAAGCTTCCCGGAGGCGTAGTGCTTCGGATTCAGCTTTCTGGTCAACGCCGTAAGCGTTCGCGATGTAGCCGAGAGCCAGGTCGTGGTTTTCTTCGTCCCGGATATTGGACAACAGTAAGTCGCGTGATAGTTTTGGAACTTCATTTTTCAGTGCATCTTTAATAAAATCCCCAACGGGGAGTTCCATGTGCCGAATAGCAAGAGCACGGAAGATAGTTTCTTCCGCACCTTCTTTTACAACACCAGCTGTGGTCTGTACTGGGGACCACTTACGTTTACGATTTAATAGTTTTTGATAGGGGTTCATTCGCCGCAATTACAATCAGGAGCAGGATCATTTAGAAGAGACTCCAGGTATGCGTCAACGTCACCTTCATCCAATGCGGCATAGGCATCAGACTTATCTTGAACGTCGCTCATTACCTGAAGCGAATAGTAAAGAGAAGTCTGTGGACTTGCCAACCAATCTTCGATGAATTGCTCATCATAGGTAACCACATCTGACCAGCTGTTGAATGAATAACCATGCAACAGTCCAGTCTTATCGAGCAGGGTGATAATACCATCACACACTGCTTTGTAATCATCCCAGCCAACTTCTGACGCGATCTCTACAGGACCGTAGTCAAAGCTCTGGACGCCAAATGTACCGCTATCACGGTCCACCTGACGGGCGATGGGAGGTGCGATCTCAGGACAGGTGGTGTACCCATCAAGATCAGTGTAACGATAACTGCAGGAGGCGGTAGGAGCAATAGCAAAGGCACGGTCCATGTTGTTGAATCGGGCAATCTGTGCAGCTTGCTCAATACCTAATTTCAGCTCCATAACAAGAGTTGAAGCAGCAGTAGCTTCATGCGGAGTATTGGTGTTAATCAACTTAAGAGCCTCACCAAACTCCTTATAGGTCACTCCTTGCTGTCGAAGGAGGTTGGCTAGACCAAGCATTCCAAGACCGACCTGCCGATCAGTCTCTGAAGGGAGGTATTCTCCGCTGCTTCCGACGTTAGTTTTTCCATGAAGGGAGCACAGCTCGGACATTCCGTTGACAAATGCACGCTGAATATCATCGAACTCGCATGAGCCGAGGTTAACGTGCTGGAGTAAACAGGTTCCCCGTGAGGGCAAGTATACTTCAAGACACACGTTCCCTCTGATCCTCTTGCCATTTTTATCTACCTTTGTTTTGTTGAGCCAAATGTCTCCACGCTTGATACCTTCAAGCAGGGCAGTCTTTACTTCTTGGTCTGCGAGTTCCCACCAACGCTGGTTAATGTTGACACAACGCTTAACCCAAGGAAGCTCAGCCCGGCTAGCAGTAATAAAATCAAGTACATCTGGATGACTAAGATCAAGATGACATACAACAGCACCATTCTTGTAAACTCCTCCACGTCTCAGGATTTCGTTGAGGGTGGAGTAGATCTTTGCAAAGGATACTGGGCCGCTAGCCACAAGTCCCTTGCCATTTTCAGCGCCTTTGGGTCGGAGCTTGGATAGATGGACAGCCACGCCAGCTCCGTAGCGGAGAGCGTGGGAAACAAAACGCCAGGATGCTTCGATTCCATTTGGACCTTCCATTGTGTCTTC